AAGAGGTTATAGGGGCGGCACTCCGTCCCTCCACGGAAGTGGGCAGAAGCGTAGCCTTAGCAGGAGATTCAAATGCAACAGTTCGAAGGTAATTTGGACCACTTCAATCCGAACAATCCCACGGCGGGAGACGATCGTACGCCTGTACAGTTCTACATGGGCGCATGGCACGATCAAACAGCCAGCGAGAAGGAGGGTCGCCCCATCTATGTGGATACGGAGTACATCCGCATCGCCACCAGCAAGGATGCGATCATCGACCGGCCCATTCGCGATACCGACAAGCAACGCTGGCCTCACGCCTACCGTAACTGGAAGGCGACTGGCGTCAGTGAGCCGGGCAGTAGTGGAACGCCGCTTTCGGCATGGCCGCTGATGACGCGGGCGCAGGTCGAGGAGTACCGCTACTTCAAAATCTACACGATCGAGCAGCTCGCCGAGGCCAACGACACCACGGGCCAGAATATCATGGGCTTCCAGAAGCTGAAGACGCTGGCGAAGGCGTATAGCGAACTCGCTAAGGGGCAGGCCCCTCTTCTGCGGTTGCAGGCCGAAGTCGATGACGGGAAGAACCAAGTCGCCGCGCTTACGGATCAGGTGAGCAAGCTGACCCAAGCGCTCGAGAAAATGACCGCTAAAGGAAAATAGCAGATGGCAGCCCTTCAGAAGCAGCAGCCTATCCTCTGGGAAGTGCAGGAGACGTGCAAGCAGATGGCGTTGCCCATCCCGACGTCTGTATTTTCCAGCGCGGACGAGACTGCTATTCTGATGGGAAGCTTGGCTAACCTCGCGGGCATCCTGCTGACGGACACGTTTAACTGGCAAGACCTTCAGAAGCCGTTTGAAATCACCGGCGACGGTATCCTTACGGAATGGCCTCTGCCCGCTGATTTCGGAAGTTTCGTGGATAACACCGGCTGGTCGTACGCTATTCGCCGACCGGTAGTTATCCTCAATGCCCAGCAATGGGCGGCGATTTCGACATGGCTCAGCCAGTCATTCTACATCAACCCGGCTTGTCGTATCTATCAGAACAAGCTGCAATTCATGACTGCCCCTGCCAATGGTGGGAAAATCACATTCCAATACCGCGTCTGCGATTGGGTGATCGATGGGGACAATGCCTCGGTAGTGAAGCCCTTAATCACAAAGGATAACGACGTGCCTCGGTTTGACTGGCTGATGATGGTGCTCGCCATCAAGGTGAAGTGGCTTGAGCAGAAGCAGATGGACACCACGGCAGCGAAGTCCGATTTGAATGACCGCTACAAACAACTCACGCAACGCGATGAAATCGCACCAATACTCACGCTTTCCGGCCCCATGCCCGGCGGCTTCCGTTACCTGGATAACTTCTACAATTCTCCTGATACCGGGATAGGGATTCCGTAATGCTCCGCGTACCGGGCGCACCTGTTTCACGCGCTAAATCTCAGACTGGACATTTCACTCCTGTGGGCATTCCCCACAAGGGGCTAAACACTCGTTCGCCTTTTGCATCAATGGATCCCAACGACGCGATCAGCCTGAACAATGTGCTGGTTGAGTCGTACGGGTTGCGTACTCGGCGCGGATACACTGAGTGGGCGACTGGGCTACCCAGCACGAACCCCGTACACTCTGTCTTGAACTACTTTCCAGGAACTACAGTGGTTGCCGCCACAGTCGCGGCCCAGCCTTTCCAAGATATGGTGGGCATGACAATGGTGCAGCCGCGTTCAGCGGCTGGCCCCGGCCCCGGAATAATCTTTGTGGGCCAAGACTCGTCGCTTTACAACGTCACAGCGGGCGGCCCGGGACCATGGACTGCCGAAGCCGTGGTCACTGGAGCTGGGCCGTGGAACGGAGTCAACTACCAGAACGTTGCAGGTAACTTCTACCTTGCGACCAGCGAAGCGGGTGGTTACGCGATTTTCAACGGAACCGTGTGGGTGATGCCCGTAGCGGGGACTACACCCGCAGATATCGAGGGGCTTGACCCTACCACGATTGTCTGGGTGACTACGTGGAAAGAGCGGGTGTGGTTTCTCGCAAAAGACTCCACAGTCGCGTACTACCTGCCAGCAGGACAGATCACAGGAAAGGTCACCCCATTTGACTTCGGTACGCAAATGGATCATGGTGGGCTGGTCACTTGGCTGGGAGGCTGGACGATTGATGGCGGTACGGGGGTAGATGATTATCTAGTAGCTGTGGGGTCACAGGGTGATGTAGTTATCTATAAAGGCTTAGACCCTGATACGGATACCACGTTTAGTCTTCATGGGACTTGGTACAGTGGCCCGCTTCCAGTGGGAAGACGTTGCGTTGAAGGCAGCGGTGGAGACATCCATATTCTCACGCAATTCGGTGTTATGCCCGTGAGTAAGCTGGCGCAACCGACGAATCTTGGGGCGCAGGCGCAGCAACATCTATCTTTCAACATCGATCCGCTGATTGCTGCGCTCATGCGCGATTACAGCACGTTACCGGGCTGGCAGATTCACACGCTTGCCAAGGAAGAACTCGAGCTTATCCGCGTACCGGAACTTGCCAACACTGTTTCAGCCAATTCGTTTCTTGCGTTTAAGACGGTCACCGAAACTTGGTCAGTTCTCTCTAAACTGCCCTTTGCTCACATGGTGAATGCGGGTTCGGTCATCTATGCGGGTACGTTAGATGGACGGGTAGTTCGTGCATTTGACGGTGCATTGGATGATGTAAAGTTAGGGGGCGTTACGGGTACGGGTATCAGTTGCCGTGTGACTCCGGCATATAACTCTCTTGGATTCCCCGGTTTGAACAAGCAGGTTATGATGATTCGCCCGTATTTCCTGAGCGTAATCAAACCTGTAATTCAATTCGTTATTTTGGCGAATTACAGACCTCCAGAAATTACAATTATTCCATCATTACCGCTTACTTCACTTGAAGCGGTGTGGGATGTAGATTTATGGAATGGGGGTCTTTGGGGCGGAGGGTTGAAGCCTATCCATTCTTGGTTTGGCGCACGAGGCTGGGGCCACACCGTTACAGCCCAGATTGACTACGTTACGGGCGGGGATACGCTCATGATGGGTCTAGATTATTGGTTCACTAAAGGGGGTGTAATGTGATTGTCGTACCAAAAACACAACAAGAGTACGACGCAATGGCCTTGTTCTTACGAGCTTATGCCTATGTCCTCGCTACTCCGGATACCCAGTTTATCGGGTGGGTAACGGATGATAAGCTGCGCATGGTCGTGGGACTTAGTGGCTTCATCGGCAAGGTTTGCCAGATTCATGTGGCAATGGATCCGGGATATAAGTTCACTCCGCAAGAAATGTTGGCGAATGTGTTCAAGCTGGTGTTTGACGACTTCCAGCGGGAGATGTTGATTGGCATTGTGAACAGTAGTAATGAAAATGCCATGCGGTACGACCTACACCTTGGCTTCACAGAACTTACGCGCCTACCCGGTATGCACGATGATGGGGGAGATTTGGTAATTCTCACCCTTAAGAAAGGTGACTGCAAGTACATCACACAGTTGTCGGAGGCAGCATGAAAGAGATCATCTACCGTTGGCTGACAGCATACCTCGGCTGGGCAGGATTCATTCTGTACGGGGGTGGGAAGAGTTCCCCAGACTATACGGGGGCTGCTCAGGCACAGGGCGCATCCTCCCAAGCTAACACGATGACGCAGAATTATGCGAATCGTCCTGACATTAACACTCCGTGGGGACAGCAAACTTGGCAGACCAACCAACAAACTGACCCGGCTACGGGGCAGCCTGTAACTGGATGGTCAAGCAATATTACACTTACTCCCGAACAGCAGCAGGCACTGGATTCCCAGCAGCGTGTCACATCTGGGCGTTCTGGTATTGCTGAAGGGTTGATGGGACAAGTCGCCAACGCAACATCGTCTCCTTTCAACTGGGCAGGAATGCCGAAAGCTCCGGGAAGTGTGGAAGATGCACAAGCCAATGCGTTCAAAACGATGTCGGCTGCGTTGCAACCGGGGCGAACTCAACAAGAGGCTGGAATGCACAATCGTCTCTTGGCAAGCGGGCTGCCCGAGGGCAGCGAAGCATGGAACCGCGCTGGCACGGGGCTTCAGGGCCAGTGGACGCAGGAAGACAAGGCCATGATGGGGCAGGCGATGGCTGAGGGTCGGGCCGACGTAGGCACCCAGATGGGTATTCGGCAGCAAGGTATCGCCGAAGAGGCTCAGAGGCGCGGAATGTCCCTCAACGAACTCAATGCGCTTCTCACGGGCCAGCAAGTTTCCATGCCGCAGGGGATGGGGCAAGCACCGAATTCAACTGCGGGCAGAGCCGATACTACAAACTACCTCGGGGCAGCGACTCAACAGGGACAAGGCGGCACGAATTGGGGTGGTGCGCTCGGAGGCATCGCGCAGGCAGCAGGCGCGGCAGGCTCCCTCTTCGCTATGTCCGACCGTCGTCTGAAGAAAGACATCGTGCCTCTGGGCGATGGCTGGTACGAGTTCGAGTACATCTGGGGCGGCGGGCGGCGCGTTGGCGTGATGGCGCAAGAGCTCATGCAAACCCGGCCCGACCTTGTTTCGCGCCATGCCAGCGGCTACCTGATGGTGAATTATGCAGGCCTCT